AGATTTCGCACGTATCTGTAAAAACAAATACTCTATGTCAAACAAAGCTAAATCGTCAAAGTTAACTTTTGTTTGGACGCAATTCTGTAACACAGTAGTGATAGCAGCAAGAATTTCTTCTTGATTTTTATTTTCTAGTGCAATGACTAGCACTTTTTGTTCCTTAACTAAAAAAGGACGATACTTAATTTTCTTTTTTGTAGAAGGCACCGTCAACGTATACGTTGGCGTAACAATGTCAGGTAATGGCATAATTTAATTGTTGATTACATTTGATTTTGTAGGTATCTTCAATTGACTATATTCATAGTAGAATCCAACGCTTACTTTTACAAGTTGTGCTTGTCCTGCTGAATATGGTATTGATGATATGGTATAAGGGTATGCTCTATATAGACGTGCTTCCCAAGCTTCGACATAACTTGGTCTTGCTTGGGGTTTATCTGTTTGAGCATCTTGCCCCTCTTCAAGCTGCTCTTTTCTTTTTTTAGTAACTGGTTTGGGTATATTTCCTGTAGTATACTTCTCTAATTTTTTTATGTCAAGTTCACAAGCGTATGTATCATAATATTGTTGTACGAAGGCTTCATATCTTCCTTGTTCTGGAACTTGATAGTCTGCGTATATATTTTTTGAGTTAATAACTCTAGCACCTGTGATAAAATCCTGCCAAGCACGAAAAAGTTGCAATGCTCTAGAATCTGCATCCATAAAAAAACTAACGTCTAGTTCATTATAAACTTTAGTTCCTGCTATTTTTTGTATGACGCCTTTATGTACTGACTTTACATCTGTTGCTGCGTAAGTGACGCCTGGTAATTGTATTTCATTACAAACTAAAGTAAGTTTTTCATTAAGCATATCAAACTTAACCTGATCCGAAATAAACTTTTTTAGTTGAGTTTTCGGTTGGAAGTTAATCGAATAAAGATTAGACGCTGATATGCCACCTGTGCTCGTTATCTTAGAAAGAAATGTCTTAATTCCAGTTGCGGTGACTTTCTCGGTTGCCATAAATACCTATTATGATATGACCATATCTTTATTTATGCCTAGTTATAAAGGAAAATATAGAGTAAGAAATTATAAAAAGTATAAAGGTGATCCTACAGGTGTAGTATACCGTTCCTTATGGGAACGAAAGTTCATGGATTGGTGTGATAAAACTCCTAGAGTTTTACAATGGTGGTCGGAAGAGATTGCTATTCCATACTACGATCCAGTACAAAAGAAATGGCGTAGGTATTTTCCAGATTTTTGGGTAAAGGTCAAAGAAGCAGACGGATCTATAAAATCGTATCTCATAGAGGTTAAACCTAAAAGACAGGTCGAAGGTCCTAAACCTCAAAAGCGTAAGACAAAAAAATACTTAAACGAAGTCTTTACTTACGCAACAAACCAAGCAAAATGGAAGGCAGCGAATGACTATTGCAACGACAGACTCTGGGAATTCAAACTCCTTACCGAGAGAGAGCTCAAGGTTTGATGAACTTATGTCTCAAATAAAGGGTAATAAAATAACACCTACAAAATTAAGAGACGAAATATTCAATATATTGTTAGATAATGCTACCGAGATACCTCAAACAGACAGATGGTATATCTTTGAATATGATCCAAAATTTAGAGATCAACTTGTCGAATGGGATGAATATCCACTAATATATGCATTAGAATTTAAAAAAGATAACTTACTTGGTGCGAATATGCACTATATGGGTGCATCAAATGCTAGATTACGTGCTATAAATAATAAAAAGTTTCCTAAATCATCTTTACGCTACTATATACCTAAGAGAGCTGATAGTATCTTTTTTGAGATTAGTGAAAGTGAGGTACAACTATTAAGTCTTTTACCCTTAGAGAAATTTCACCGTAACAAATAAACGGACAAAAAACTATGGCGTTGAATGGTGCAAAAACACTCGCATATCCTTCAGGAATCACAACAATTCCATATGCTTCTTTCTTAGAAATTGAAAGATGGGAGTATAGTGATGCTATGAAACAAGTTGCAGCAAACCAAAATGATGCATTAGGAGCGATTGAAAATGCATCGGGTAACTCGGTAACTAAAGAAATTTTAGATGCTGTTACTGGATCAATAGATACTATCTATGGAGCCCCAGATAATCTCAATAATAAAATATTTGCAAATGCAAAGGTCACACCTCCTTCTGCCGAAAACTTTTTTACAAATGATGTAAAAATGGATCATCTTGCGGTAAAACTGCCAGGTGAAAATACCACAACAACAATGGGAGCACTTAAAAATGATAAGGAGTATAAACAATCTTTAAATGCGAAAGGTTTAAGTGCAAGTAAATGTTTTCTACCAATGCCAAACGAGTTCTCATATCAATACGGTGCTGATTGGAACAATAAGTTTAAACTAGGAACATTAGCATTACTTGCCGACAATGAGTTGACTGCAGCTGCAACGATATTGGGTAGTGGTCTTATAATGGGAGGAGCAGCTGCTACCATTAATTCATTAAACAGCACTAGTGGAATTCAAGATGCTAAAAAGAATGATAAGAATAATGGAATTAATTTAGTAACAGACTTCATAAAAAAAGGTGCCCAGTTTGGTGTTAATCCGTTTGGTGTTAATAGTGATTTTTCACCAAAAAATATTGTAGGATTAGCAGGATTAGCACCAAATGAAAATGCTATTCAAATGTTTCAATCTATGGATATGAGAGAGTTTGAATTTACATTTGAACTTGCATCAAGAAAGTCTACAGAAAGTGAAGCCATAACATCAATTATAGAGTGGTTTAAAAGAGGTATGCATCCCACTACAAAAAATGGAAGAGGTAGTGCAGTATTACTACAATTTCCAGATGTTTGGCGTATAACTCCTAAATTTGTTCCTGCAACAGATGATGGCACAACAGCTAAACCACAAAAATCTATACAGCATCCAATGATGCCAAAAACTAAGTTATGTGCATTAACATTTTTAGAAGTAAACACAACTCCAATGGGAAGTCTTGCAACTGTGTTTGATGGAACCATACCTTTAGTTCAAGTTACTGTAAGATTTAAAGAAATAACTGCACTTACTAGAATGGACATGGAAGGTTCTGTGAAAGTTAGTGGAGATTATAAAGCTGGCAAAAATGGAGAAGCAGGAACTACAGTATTACCTCTTGACGATAGGACAAAAGCTAGATTTGTAAGGGCAGGAGGATTATTAGACAACTTTCCAAAGGTATCATACTAATGTTAAAGAGACTCCCAGATTTAGTTTATAATGTTGGATCTTCATCTTTAGATCCTAAGTTTATAGTAGGCAAAAATATATGGAAACGTGCAGAAATACAAGACAGATACAAGAACTCACTTACATTATTTGATGAGTACATTGTTAAAAATGGAGAAAGACCAGAAGATATAGCAACAGCTTTGTATGATAATCCATTTTACAATTGGACTATTTTGGTTATAAACGACATAACTGATTACTATTCACAATGGCCTAGAACTACAAAACAGTTACAAGAATATGTTACTAGTAAATATAGTCAACCAATGGGTACAAAACATTATGTGACATATGAGGTAAAAGATGATAATGGTAATGTCATATGTCCTGCGGGAAAAGTGGTTCCACAAACTTTTCAAGTAGCATTCTACAATGGAACTACAACTGTTACTGCCAATCCCACAGTGTCGGTATCAAACTACCAATATGAAGAGGAATTGAATGCAAAGAAAGAAAGAATACAGGTAGTTCGTCCTAATATTATAGAAGATTTTGTAATTACTTATGGTGAAATGTTACGGAGAACAGGAGACATCACGTTAGGTGTTAGCACTGAAGATTTACAGATATAAAAAAAGACCCCCGAAGGGGTCTTATTTTTTTAGTCGTCTTGTGCTAATTGAGCGAAGTACGATAACGTATCATCCTCACCAGTGCTTACGATAGGAGGTGCTGCAGCAGCAGTTGGTGCTTCTGCTTCCTCATTGTAGACTTCTTCATCAACTGGTTTAGTGTAGTTACCCTTTAAGGTACTCTCTAAACGTGCTTTCAAGTCTTCGTAAGATTTGAACTGATCGTCAGCAGTAAATGCTGATAGACTATGTTCTTGCTTCCAGATTGACTCTAGTGCTTTATCGTCCAAACCTTCTAGTGTAGATGGTTCAGCAAACTCAGACTTATCATAGTTCCAGAATCCTGCAACTCTTGTGATCTTAAGTTTGAAGTCAGCACCCTTCCAGAAATCAAATGGATTTACTGGTGTTTCATCTTCAAATGCGGGTTGCATTGATTCCATGATCTTGTCAAAGATTTTCTTACCGTACCTGTATAAGAATACCTTACCTTCGTTAGAAG